GAATTCTTGTGTAGCTTTTTCCAAGGGCGTTTTCCTATATGTTTTCTTGCGTATTCTAGTGTTCCTCCGAACAACAGTATAAAGGGTGTTAAATTATCTAAACCATCTTCAGTTGCTTGAAGTAACAGATCCCTATGCGAATAAACGTTACGTACCATCTGTTGATTTATTGTTCCATTAGCCCAAAAACAATACCACTTAAAATAGGGGTTGATAGCAAAGGTCTCCAACATCACACGATTTATTCTTCCCTTGACAGCTGACAAAGGTACTCCGTGCTTGGCGTGAAACTCTTTGAAAGACTTAGCAATCCAGTTGTTAGTATCATTTACGCCTCTTAAAGTAACTGCACAACTTAGGGAGGGGCTTTCAATAGGTAGCAGGTGACTGGCTTTATCGTAGTATGCGAAGTGAGTCCACCTTTTATCTAGAATATCAGATACAATTGCATTGCCCTCACGTCTAGCCATATAATCATCAGGTACTCTCAATACCTCATTAGCCAACTTAGCCTTATCTAACATCAGAACCATACCCCCTGCGCACGTTTTTTCATTCGGCATTCTCTCCATGCCGCGTCAAAAGCAGCTCGGCTTCCTTTCAGACTATACTCCATGTGGTCTGAATCAATCCTTACATAAAGCTTCATACCGTTCTTAATTTGTTCGATCAACTCATCAGCTATCGGGACAATCGTACTGCTGCTTCCATCCTCAGGGTCGTAAAGCCACCAATCAGAGACATCGCTTGAGAACTTATCACCATATTCTCTAACACCCATCTCTATTTCGCTATGCATCCCTTTTACAAACAATAGAAAAGTCTCACAGTTATCATCTAGTGATGGTTTGAACCCGATATTATGCTCTTCGCTGATAAGGAACACAAAACCCTTTTCAAGATACACGTCACCATAACGGTCCCAACCAGGGATGTGAGGTACCTCGGCATACACCGATGAGAAAGACAATGCGGCGGTGAGAAAAGCTGTAAAGATTTTCATAAAAATTACCTAACAAAGTTGACAAGCAAAACCGACAAACGGGTTAACAAGAAGAAAAGCCAACCCGTACCCAACGAAAAAGGCAGCTAGCCAAAAGGCTAGCGCCAATAGAAGTAACCTAATCATTACAGCGCCTTAAATCCTTTGCTAGGTTGTTTGACTTCCACAATCTTCTGCAACTCTGGACCAAGTTCTCCAGGAGTCCAGATCTCTTTAGCTACTTCCCTGCTCTTAACCTTATAGTCAACCATCAGAAGAACTCCCTGAGTGTCCGGGTGCTTCTGGATGAAGGAGTGAGCGGCAGGCTGATTGACCTTGAATTCCCACCCGATACGATTGATCTCAAACATCGCGTTACCGCCGTAATCGTAGATTTTCATCGAGGTTGACATGGCTTCCGTCATATCGATCTCTTGGAAAGCCAGTTCAATTTCCTTCCCATAGATCTCAAGCAGTTTTTCCTGAGCTTCTTTGCGGATAGATGCCCAACCAGCTTCGTTTTTCTTTGCTTCCTTCCATTTGTTGATTACTTGTAGTGCTTGTTCTGTGATGGCAGTTTTCATCTTGGGTCTCCTGTGTGAAATCTTACGTGGTTATTGATATTTAGTTAGTTTTTTATTTAATTCAGAGTACCTATCTGCTAAATCTTTATATCCCAGTTCTTCAAGAAACTCGCAAATAGCTTTTTCAGCTAATGGTCTAATAATAGGTACTGGTGTACCAAAAGTTTGTAACTGACCGAGATAATTTACTAAGTCTTGCTCTTTAATTTTATCTTTTATTTGCCCTTTATCTAACTTAGCCTGTATCTTTTCTTGATATACATTGAACGTATCTGTCCCACTCGCTGTTTTGTCTGCGATAACAACTTTCCCGGACTCAAAGGTCGTAGCAAAGCAATATTGGTCTCCGTGGAACCCCTGACTAATCTTCCCTTTATCTACTACCTTACCAACAACTTCAAGAGCTGTTCCAACCTCAATACCATCTTCGTACCTAATGATCAGCTTTCCCATAGTTACTCTACCTCTTCAAAAACCCTAATTTTCCAGGGTTTCCCGTCTTCATCTAGGCCCCAATATTCCCCAGCTAAAGTAGAATCATGGCATTTTTGAAAGAGAATTTTTTCTATATCAGTTATGTCCTTAGCTAGGATAGTTACAGACTCCTCAGATCCAGCACTTTCGCAGACAGCGTGTTTAATAGCGGCATCGACTGATTTATACTTGTCAGCAAAAATAATTTTCATGTCAGAAACCTTCACTTAACCTAACTTTCAACGTGTACTCTCCAAGTGCGCCCGTCCAAATCTTTACCCCAATACTCTCCGGTTGATGTGTAATCTTCACACGCTGCAAACAGCAATTTTTTTATATAATCTTGATAACTTGTAAAGATATGAACAATTTCACCTGTACAGGCGCTATAAAGAACAGCCTCATTTACTGCTTGCCATGTTGAGTTGTACTCGTCTGCAAATAGAGAGGATGACATCAGAAATCTCCTTCAATAGTCACTTGGATACCCGCATCCCTGCCACCGTCGTAGCGCACCGCTGCCAGATCGATTGCAGCGTCCATGTCCGCCGCTCTAAGCGTGCCCACGTAGCGCCCCCATACGAAGACGCACCAGCAGGGGTCGAGCGGGTCAGCGGCGCTCTCAGCGCGCCTGAGCTTACCGTCACGCCACGTTTCGAGTTTAGCCATCTACACCGCCTCGTGTCCAGGGTAGTCCGACGAATGGTATGTTCATAGCCAGTCCTCAGAAATATCAATTGGGCAAATACATCCAGGCGGATCAAGAGGAATCCCTTCATCGCCCCACTTCCACCCACATTTAGGGCAAGCGTTCTCTTCTTCACTGACATCCATATCGGTCATACAACGAGGGCATTTGCCCTCTTCTTGGCAATCAGGGCATGGTTCCGTAGAGCCAGGTAAATCCACATAGGTACTACCATAAGGGACACTACACCCAGTTTCATAGAACCCTCCCCATCCACTGCACTCCCGGCAATAGTTAGGCCATTTATTGACGTAATTCTGTACCTCTTTTGTATAATCTAGATTGGCTTCTATACATTCTTTAGTGTGCAAGTCCATTGACCTATACCTTATTCATCATCAAGGAATTCTATTAGCTCCTTTAGCTTTTCCTTATTCCTAGCAGCCCAATAGAAAAACGAATTCCAAGAAATTACGGAAGTGCTGTGATAGTCAGTGGTTAAAACTGAATTTAAATACCAAACCTTAAGCGACTCTTTCCTCTCGTGCTTTTCCGCTTCTTCCTCTGTTGTAAAATATCTATAATCAGACGTTTCGTACATCGTTACCTTTTTCATTAGAAGCTTTCGTCCTCCTGTTGTTTCACGAGATCAGAGATAACTTCGTCCCTTTCCTCAAGGGCTTTTGTTTGTTCCTCAAGCGATTCTCTTAGGGTTTTATTTTCGTTTAGCGCTTCTTCAAGCTGTTCCTCTAGGTCTTCATTGTCCGCCAACTCTACCTCTAAACATTCCACCTCTGCAACCTTATCTTCATAAGCCCTAATCAGAGCTTCGATCTTAGGGTCTCGCAACTCATCAAGTTCTTTGATGATAAGGTCAATATCTCTATAGTCTACAAGCATTCTGCCAACTCCAGAATCAGGCAAGTATCCTTACCTTTGATAGCGCAAAAGCCTCCCTCATACATGAAGAACTCTTCTTCTCCACGCTCCACTCGAATAAGGGGCGGTTGCTCATTGAGGTAATTGTTTTTATCGAGGCGCAACTCTCCGTGTAACCTCACTTGATTCAACCAAGCCTTGGTAATAATCCTACCAATAGGACGATCAGGATTATTATCATTCATAATCCAGTCGAGAATATAACCACACGTCGCCACAAGCTGAGCATTAGTGGCTTTAGGAAACTCGTCGTAAGGATCAATGTAAAGCTTAGTTTCCATCAAATGCACCTCGCAAGCTTAGCCAGAATTACCACAGCATCAAGGGTCAGCGGGAAGGGGAATCCAGCAATACTCTTGCCATCGTAAACCCAAACAAATTGTCCAGCCACACCATCGAACCCTCGGTTCCTGCATTCGTCAACCCAAGATTGGGGCAGTGCGTAATCGTAAGTGACATCAGAAGGGATCATAGATTCTGCCAAGTCTCCTTTGCTGATATAGGTGGGAAGTGCTGTTTCGGAGAGGAAGGTCATTTCACTTTTCATTTTCAGATCCTAAATAGTTTACCGTTGGGAAGTTTCACAAACCAAGAACCTTTTTTCATCTTAGGGTTACTTTTAATACACCTCTGCTTAAACTCGTCATAGTCTTCTACATCAGGATAGACCAGATCCTTTAAGTCTGGACTTTGATAGACCACGGTATATGTTTTCTTCTCTTTGTCACTCATCATTATTTATCGTCGTCGATTTTTTTATAGAGGTTTTCAAGCATTTCAAGTACAGGTTCTTTAGGGAGGCTTCTCAATGCATCTAATGTACTACTTGAAAAATAGATACGATCAGGTAGGCATGTGACGTCTAGAGCCAACTCAACACCGATTTCAGCTGTGATCCTGCTCTTTGGTCTTAGGTGGATGTTTGCATAAGTTACACAAATCATTTCTTCTCCTTTGTAATTAAACACCTCTACTTTATTAGTGTCAGAGGTAGGAGAAGTAATCTTAAGTTCACCTTTATTCATCGTTGTCTCCTAGTAGGCCACAATAGTAAGTGTTCTCTGGAACGTTGTTCTTAGCCATTTACTTTCTCCTCTATCGCAATACCATCATTAACCCATTGACACATAGTTGACTTAGCTACACCGAAATATCGAGCCGCAGCAGAGATCGATTCAAACTTAATACCGTCGATTTCTATAGCTCGTTTCTTTTTATAAGGGCCTTGCTTTGCGCGACGATACGCTTTGCTGTAACCCCAGCCAAGTTTTTTCGCTGCTTGGGCGGCGCTATCGTACTTCACACCGTCTATCTCTACAGGAACGCAGTTGTTAATATAAGTCTTAGCCCTCTTTAATGCCTTGTCAAGAGGCAATCTTTTAACGTACAGAAAATGATTAAGCCTCGTCAGTGTTATCCCATGATCCTCGGCCAACTCTTTCAAGTTCCTATAGCCTTTCCCATCGATTGTATACCTGGGTGGTGCCTCATTTTTTCGAGGCACAATTTCCACTGCTTCCTCGGGAGTCCACCCACGGTTTAACCTATTGGATAGAGTTTGCTTGGTAAGCCCATAATAACGGGCGGCATCACTAACTGAGTCAAAGTGCTTCCCTGCTATCTCGACAGGAGTATTCTTTCTGTTTGAGGGCTTTCTCTTTTTAATTCCAACAGCTTCCTCCACTGTCCAGCCCCTACTGAGACGGTTTCTAAGTCTGCCCTCAGAAATTTTGAAATTAAACAACATCTCTTTCATAGATTCATAGGTGACTCCGTTGATAGTAACTGGTTTTCTCCTGTTATCTTCTCTCAGCTCATCAAGTAAGGCATTAGCTTCTTTCATTGGGTTGCTCATTACCCTACCTCACGATCTTCGTAGTAATGTACAACGTAACGATGCAAGTCCTCTTCCTCGTCTACATTAGGGAAATAGGAAAAGATAATACCTGAATAACTTCTGTCACCTGCATCATTTTCTGCTACTTTCAAATTAAAAAATGTGTTAGCCTCTTGGAAATTGCTAAAATAATACTCATGAAGTACTTCACTAAATTTCTTATGCATGAGGGGTTCTCCCATCGGGTTGTTGTCAGTCGTCACTAGACCTTCATACCATCATAGTAGTCCAGAATCTGTCCAGTCTCGGTGTTATATAAATACCAGTGATGGTTCTTTTGATAAACTATCCAAGGTAGTTTCCAATGTTCGAAGGCTTGGTTCATTCGCTTCTTGGTAGTAAAGGTTTTGTAGCCGCCTGAATCAAGCCTGACCTTCATGCCTTCACTAGTGTCCACAATCTTTGCGACTACTGTCATGTGGTATTGAACTGAGTCCTCAGTGACTTTTGTTTTAACTTCGTGTCCGGTGAATGCTGTCATGATTTTCTCCTACAGTTTCCCCTTCAAGCTAACGGAAATGTTGTTTCCTAGCAACACAATATAGATCGCAATCGCAGTCAACCAACCTACCTCAAGAATAATAATAGTCAAACCAACAACGCCTAAGACTACAGAAAGCCAAGCAAGAATCCAGTACTTTTGTTTATCATTCATATCAAACACTCCAAATTCTATCGTCGTCGCCAACGTACAGGTTAACTTCCCCATAAGGCTCCGAGATTGCCGTCAACACTTCACCGTCCTCTTCATCGTAATCTCCATCCCAGAAGCCTGCACCGTGTCCATTCCTCGTCAACCAAAAGTCATGAGCCACTAGGTCTAGGTCGTAGTCTTTCTCACGCAAGATCTTCTTAACTCTTGGGTTCGATAAGAAGTCTTTGCAGTCGGCTTTAGCTGCCATGTATGCCTCTTTAGAGAAGTCATCAACGTCGTAGTTGAGACTTTCTAGAGAACTGTCATCTTCACAGCTATACATATCCGATGTACACCACAGGGCTGTACCGAGATATTCCCTAGTGAACCTATTAATGACGTACTTCACTTCATAGAACGGCATTATCCCCACCTCCCAGCAACATAAGGAATCTCAATAACTTCCTCACCGTCGTCAAAGTACACCTCAATCCAGACTGATTCTCCGTCGCAGGCTACCACTTCTGCTTCATACTCATTGTATTGGCAATAAGTCCCAGGAGTGGGCCATCCATTTTCCTCGCAGATCTTTTCTTCGTCAGTTAGCGCACGAAAGATACTTTCAAATGTGCTAATCATAGTTATATCTCCTAAGGATTTTCAGCTGCTCTTCTGTAAACTTGCCAGACTCGATAAGAAGCCTCAGTTTGTAGGGGGTCTCCGGCACCTCAAGACCAATTTCGTAGAAAAACATTTTATTAAGATTCATATTCTATGAGTTCTTCTCTATTATACCCAGTAACAATGTACTCCAAGTGTTGATCGTGTGATTTACCACATCGGTTACAGTCATAAGCCCTAGACCAGGACTGGCCATAATCATAGGTTTGTGGATACTCGTTAGAGTAAATATCGTCACTCCCACAGTGAGGGCATACTGGAAACTTTGCGTATTCGTCTTCCGAGATAAGTGGTTCTTCGTATTGTACTATGTACGTCGGGTCTCCAATAATGGAGTATGTGGTGGTTACTTTGACTTCTTTGATGCATCTACTATAAAGGGATGCAATGGTGGACTCAATATTAATCGTCTGTTCTTTACGTTTCATTTCAGCTCTCCTTATTCAGTAATCATGTGGTAAGTAGCTGAAAAAGTTTCGTGCGGCCTTATAAACTCAGCCCCCAACTTAGTCGCAACATAAGTAGTTTCCTCGTCTACATACTCTTCAACAATTTGAGAGAAGGGTTTGGTTGTCACCTCCACAATCCTACCATTTGTGTTGTTTTTGATGACGTATACGTTAATCATTACTTAATTCTCCTTAGCTGGATTCAGAGGTGTTGCGTATTCTTCGTAACTTACAGTGTCTAGGATAATGTCCTCTACGTCCGACTCGTAAAGAAAGTCTTGCATATAGGAGAAGATCAACCCTTCTTCACTCAGTTCATACCCTTGCTTTTTGGCCTCCGCTTGGAAATCGTCGTCGTCAAAAGCTGAAGACCATGTCTTGACAAGAAACAAATCGCATGGATCTCCTTCCCCTGAGTCCACATACAATCCTTGTTTCTCTGCCGCATCTTCAAGCGCCGCCATATAGGCTGTATCCATAACTACGTCTTTATCTGTCTGGTTTGTGGTCCAGGGCATGTAGTATTTGCCTGACGGCATCACATTGAATACTGTGCCGATGTAGTATCGGCCAATAAAGACGCGCTCTTCAGGAGGGAAGTCAGGGTCTAGCTCCATGTTGGTTTTGACTTCCCATTCAATTTTCTTCCAGTCTACTTCAGCCAGTTCTTCTTCATACTTTTTGTAGTATTCTTCTTCTGTCAGCATCTCTTCGTCGTCATCTTGCATTTCTGTGTTAGGGAATAGGTTGTAGTCTTTCATTTATTTTCTCCTAGATCAGGTATTAAGTAGGTCTGGGAAATTTCCCAGACCTAAAGAACTCACGAACGCATCCAGAATGTGCCTACGTTTGCTATATCAACAGACATGTAATCTTCCTTAAGCGCATCCGCGGCAGCTTCCCAATCAATGTGATTAGCGGGCCAACTATCAGGTAGATCGTAAATTTCTTCGGCAAACTGCTTAGCGAAGTCAGCAAAGTAATCATCATTGATGATCTCTTCACCATATTCCCAGTCACCATACCCTTCGAACGCTTCTTTCAGCGCAACTAGGAACATATATTCCTCTTCACAGTCTTCAAAATCTTTCTCGTAACTTTCGATCTCGGCTCGAAGATCCTCTGCTTCCTCACCAACGTCTTCGTCTAGTTCTTCAAGTTGTTCGGTAAGTTCCTCGATAGTTTCTTTAATTTCTTCTAGTTCTTCGAGGCGAGAGATGACCTCGCGGCTGTCGATAATATCTTGGATGGGTGAGATTTCATTTGCCATTGATCTTCTCCTATTTAGTTCCAGTTATTTTTCTAAGTGCTGTATCAATATGCGTATCATCAAGATACGGGTATACGGTAGCGAAAAAACTTACCCAAAACTTTCGTGGACATCTATACAACATATCCCAACGATACCGTTTTTCTGAAAGTCCAAGGTCTTTATATTTCTCTAATTCCTTTTCTCGCATTTGTTCCTTAATTCTTTTTTCAAGCTCATCGTAGTGGTTTGGTTTCATCTTCATCTGTCGTTCTCCTTCTCCAGTTGCTTCTTCAGTCTCTCGTATTCTTCACAATCCTCCCTAAAGAATTGCTCTTCCATGTAAGACAGTTCACCCAGTTCTTCTTTCCGCCTATTCCAAAAGCGTTCTGCTCTAGACTGTAGTTCTTTCATTCTCCTCTGAATAAATTCTTTTTCTTTCATTGCTTTTCCAAGTATTTCGAAAGGTCATTCAAGGTAGTGGCTTCCGCTACCGTCTCAACATCAATCCACATCGACTGGTTTTCCTCCTCCCAGTACTCGTTTACGGATTCAGCGACCTCAGTGAATACCTCAAAGGCGTCTTGCCCGCTCCAGTTTAGTTCCATCCCTTGTTCATCGAGGTCAAAAGCCTTTTCCAAGGCACTTTCGTAATCGGAAAATGCCCAGTCTTCCCAAGCTTCTTCTGTCTTTTCCATCTGCATGTGGGAATAGTGGTCCTCATCAGCGACTGGGTAGTCAGCCAACGAGTTGAGTGCTTCCTGAATATTCTTATTACCTTTGTAAGCCTCTACAGTAATGGCCACAGCGAAGGTACCGTGACCGCCTACGACACACTTAACCCCATCGCATTGCCCGAATTCCTCTAGGAAACACATCCAATTTGATTGTTCAACCAAGGAGCCAGAGTAATCGCTACCTGAGAGAATGTCAGGCATAATATAGTAGTTATCTGGTGCTTTAGTATCTGTGAAATCACATTCTCCTGAGACAAAAACGAAGTCTCCGTACCACTCTGTCGCTGCCTGATCGTCAGGCCGGTAAGGTTGGTGTTCGTAAACTTGGTAACCGTCGTATTCGCACATGGTTTTTCTCCTATATTAAATGACTTCTCTAGCTTCTA